AGTTACATGCAGGTTCGAGTCCTGTCTGGCGCTCCATTTATGGCGATCATAGCTCAATTGGCCAGAGCACGAGATTGTGATTTTCGGGGTTACGGGTTCGAGTCCCGTTGGTCGCCCCATTTATTTTAAAGTATGGGTCATGTTTGAACCCTGGAATTGGTTCGTCCATCCGCGGATTAGGTTACCGCTGCTTTAATAAAAATACGGATATAGTGTAATGGTAGCACGAATCTCTCCAAAAGATTCTGTCAGGGTTCAAGTCCTTGTATCCGTGCCAATTTGCGATAGAGGGATTTTAGTCTCCACGCTTGTAGTGACCTGATAAGCGGTCACAATCGCATCCAATTTTGATAGTTAGCACACCCTTAATGAGGTCAGCTTTAATAGACTTGGGTACGGAATCAACTATCAAATTAATTTCTTCTGTGTTTATGCAGACCGTTACATTCGCCGACTAAGGTAAGCTCCATGTTGCTAAGAAACTGGGCAATCATATATTTAAAAGATTGCGTTCCTTTAGGGGGTTTAAGAGAGTAACGCATACAAGTGCATTCATCTTCTGGAAATGTTCTGGAAGACTTGTATGGCAGAAGGATCCAATTTACTGCACACGGACAAGGCTTTGGCCCGATTAGGTTGCACTAATAATGTAACTAAAAACGAATGCAAGGACGGAATAAAGCCGCCCGCGTCAAATAGGGATGGGTAGCGCGTGGTGATGCAGTAATTAATTTTGAATAGCAGCTCGGAGTGTAGAAGATTGTTTCCATCTTCGGTACGAGCATGGGGTCTAACCATCAGCGGAAAAACGTCGAAGTAACGAAAAGCCTCTGGGTTCATAACAATAGGTTTATTGGGAAACATTAAACTTGTTGGAATCTATGCGTAAATAGGAAACTCGCTGGAGTGTAGTCATATAAAGCAAAACTACATCTATTCAATTAATTTTTGATGAGGAGGTTGGCCTAGAGGCAGCAATCCTATAATGAGTAGAGTCCGTACTCCCAGCAAGTAAAAGTGCAGCGATGAATTCTTGAATTCTGCATTTCCCATTACCAACTATAATGGTTTTGTTTGGAGGTAATTCAGACGAGAACCGATAAGAACTAGGGAATTGACCTTAGCTCGGTGCCGAAACAGTAAGCGCAAGTATAATTGTTAAATACTTGGCCGCGAAACGGTATTAGCTCTTTTGGCGTAATAGCACACTCTTCAAATTAATTTAACACACGCAGTAGTCCTCTTGATTTATATCAATGACAATAATGGCTGCGTGAAACTTTATGGGGGTATGGTATATAGGTATTACATTAGCTTGTCACGCTAGTTAAGCGAGTTCGAGTCTCGCTACTCCCGCCATTTTACAGAGGGTTAAGGGTACTGCCACCGGACATACGCGGTGGGTTCACGTAGCCTAATACGCACACATGACCAAACACCCTCTCCATTTTGGGAATATAGCTCAACTGATTAGAGCTCTCGCCTCTTAAGCGATAGGTTCCGGGTTTGAGTCCCGGTGTTCCCACCAATTTTACGTTAGGTAAGAGCGCGACTTCTTACCCACCATTTTCTAGTAAGATCTAACACGTGTAAGTCCATACGGGGAGGCAACCCCTAAAAGGTGACGGAAGATTGCCCTACTAGAATTCATTTATTTACTGGGTAGTATTTAAAAGTACACTGCTCTGCATAAATATATTTATGAAACGAATACCTCTTAAAGAAAAATATGACTGGAACAAAATACAAGCTATGTATAACAACGGGTCGTCATTAGTAGATATTGCAAACACAGGCATTGCAAGTACAGGGGCTTTATTAAGAGGTAGGAAATCTGGTTATTTAGTAGTTATTAACGACCGTGAAAAAATAAGTGTACGTTACAAACATAAGCGACCAAGACATCTTACTTTAGAACATAAAAATAAAATAAGTGAAACTGTTTCTGACAAGGTAAAAAATAATAACTGGCACTATTCTTTTTCTAATACCCGCACTTATAAGTTTAATTCTAAATATGCTGGAAAAGTAAACCTAATGGGGTTATGGGAATTACGATATGCAGAGTATCTTGATAACAATAATATAAAATGGCGACGCCCAACCGAAAAATTTAAATATTGTTACCGGGAATTAAAAAGAGGTTACGGTTTTTATACCCCGGATTTTTATTTAATAGACAAAGACCTATGGGTAGAAATTAAAGGCTTTCAAACAAACAAAGATATAGCAAAATGGGAGCAGTTCCCTTACACATTAAAAGTGTTAAAAGGTAGAGACCTCAAACACGTTTTAAATTTAAATGTAATAATATAATTTTTTGATAGGTAGTTCAATTGGTAGAACCCGCGACTGTTAATCGCGTAGTTGAAAGTTCAAATCTTTCCCTATCAGCCACTTTTACTTGATATACAATATATACAAGTAGTTATATGTTTTCGGCGATTAGCTTAGTCTGGTAGAGCGCCTGGTTTGGGACCAGGAGGTCGCAGGTTCGAATCCTGCATCGCCGACCATTTTATTGGCTTGTGGTGTAATGGTAACACAGCAAACTTTGACTTTGCTTTTTTTGGTTCAAATCCAAACAAGCCAGCCACTTGATTTAAACGTATAATATATTAAATTAATACATGGACCATTTTCATTATAAGATTCCGGGTTGGTTTACGTTTCCGCAGCTATATTCTTATATGGTTGATCATTACGATTCTGGTTCTCGCTTTGTTGAAGTTGGATCTTTCCAGGGTGCATCTATGGCATATCTTGCTGTAGAAGTTATTAACTCTAAAAAAGATATTAAGCTTACTGCAGTAGACATTTGGAACCGCTACACCATTGATGGTTTAGGTCTCAAGCATCCAGATAGTGTACCAGAAGATTTTGTTTATCATTTATACAAAGAGAACATTAAACCAGTTGAGCATATTGTTGAATCTTTAAGAATGGATTCTTATGAAGCATCTAAACGTTTTGCAGATGAATCTCTAGACTTTATCTTTATTGATGCCAACCACGTTTATGAAGCAGTAATGATGGATTTGAGCTTGTGGTTTCCCAAACTTAAAAAAGGTGGTCATATTGCTGGTCACGATTATAATAACGATGAAGGGGTACGGAGAGCTGTAAAAGAGTTTTTCTATAAAGATGATGATAGTCTTTATGTCGGGGAACAATGCTGGTGTTTCTTTAAACAATGACCCGTTTATCAGGATTTGTTAAAAAAGGTTGGGGGAGTGAGTTTATCTGGGCCACTAACGACAAGTACTGTGGTAAGTATATGAACTTTAATGCTGGGGCAAAGTTCTCTATGCATTTTCATGCTGTTAAAGATGAAACCTGGTACGTACTATCAGGTACCTTTAAAGTTAATTTAATTAACCCCAAGGATGCTAGTATGAGAACGGTTACACTTAATACTGGAGATACTTGGCGTAATGAACCTCTTTACCCTCACCAGTTAGTATGTGTTGAAGACGGTACTATTATAGAGGTATCAACCCCGGACAGTGTTGAAGATAATTACCGGGTGATGCCTGGAGATAGTCAAACTTCGAATAAATAAAATTTACAAATGAACTATACCGATAGAATTACAAACGCCATTAGTCAAGCAGACGCTGGTATCTCTAAAGTTAGCCAAGCTGTTCTCGAACTTGATGGTATGTCAAGTAATCGTACCCGTCACTTTTTTAATAACCTCATTAAAGAGGACACTCGTTATCTTGAAATCGGTACCTGGAAAGGTTCTACTTTAATTTCTGCCCTATATGATAACAACCCAGAGTATCATATCGCAATTGATAACTTTACCCAATTTGCAGGCCCTCGTTTAGACTTTCATAAGAACTGCCGTCAGCTCTTAAAGTATCAAAATAGAGCTAATTTCTTAGATACTGATTGTTTTAAAATTAACCCTAAAGACTTTGGTATTGAGAACATTAATACCTATTTTTACGACGGAGAACACAGTTACGAAAATCAGCGTAAAGCTATCAATCACTATTATAGCTGCTTAACTGAAGAGTTTATTCTAATTGTAGACGATTACAATTGGGAAGAAGTACAGCGCGGCACAATTGATGGATTAAAGGATAAGAACGTTGAAGTTAAATACCAAGTTCATCTACCTGCCAATACCGTAACTGTACCTGGCCCCCATGGTCCAATGATTTTCGGCGACAAAGAATTATGGTGGAATGGCCTATTTGTTGCCCACTGTAAGAAACTATAAGCATACAGAAGGGTGGCAGAGTGGTCTAATGCGCATGCTTGGAAAGCATGTGTTCTCGAAAGGGGACCGGGGGTTCGAATCCCTCTCCTTCTGCCAGTTTAATTTAGGAAGGATGGCTGAGTGGTTTAAAGCAATAGATTACTAATCTGTCGAAGCGTAAGTTTCCGGGGGTTCGAATCCCTCTCCTTCCGCCATATTTGCATTTATAGCTCAGTTGGTAGAGCACGTCCTTGGTAAGGACGAGGTCACCGGTTCAACCCCGGTTAAATGCTCCACTATTATTTTAATACAACCTGTTTACCGCTTACGTTGTTTCGTTTTAACACTTCAACGTACTTTGCATCAACATAATTGGGGTTATAATACCAATCTTCGTAAATATATCCCTCATCACTAGTAACATCTACACAAAGTATTTCATAACCTTTAGATTTTAATAAAGCTCTTGAGTTTGCTCTGTGGGTATCCCCAAAACGATAGAAATCGTGTTCGTATGTTATAACTGAAAACTCTATCGTGTTAAACGGGATATTCTCAAGGCATTTATAGGTTATATCAGCTGGTTCCAAGTCTAAAGACAGATAATCGACTTTACTAGTACCAAGTAGTTTAATTACTTGATTAAAATCTAGCTTTGTAGCATCTTGGCATAATACCTTACTTTTACGATTATTATACGTATCTGTATAGCTTTTATCTAGATCTACTGATAGACCGGTCCAATTAAACTTAGATTCTAGCAAATAGGTATTGTTAATGCGTTCGGGATGATTACATCCTAAATCGAGATATACTCCATTTTCTTTTCCATTTAAACAAGACAGAACAAATAGGTCTTGGGCTTGTTGACTATAATTACCTTCAACTCTATCTAAATTTGCAAACGGTAAAATTAAGTCACCTTTGTTAAATTGCTTTATAAACATTTAGTTATTTACAATTCGGTATAAATATATCTATGTCGGAAATGACCGCTAACAATCTAGTTATTCGTAGAATGGTTGATAAACATCGATCATATACGGCTATTTTCTTAAAGGGTGAAGAGCCTAAGATATTTCCTACTAGTGACCGAGAACATGCTCGTATATTAGAGATATACAAGCAGGATAGACCTTACGAAAATATTATAAATGATTTTAGTGACTTTTAACGGATATCTTCATAAATATGAATATATGAACGGCAGTCATAAAAAATTAGCATACATTTATTTAACTGAAATGGCGTACGGTATGGGTGCAGATAGTACCCCTATTACTAAAGATGCTCTTTTGCAAATAATTAAAGACTTTGACAAATCAGATGTGGGTACACGCCCGATTAGTTTTACTTCAGTAACTAACCCGGTTTATCGTAAAACAGGTTTTCCTTATAAAGCATTATATAAAGTAGGCCAAACTGCGGGTATGCTTGGTACAGACTATAGCGGGAATGTTAATCGTCAGAGAGAAAGAGAAGGTAAACCTGCCGATTTCGCAGCGCAGCAATCTAGTACTATTAAGGAATGGATCTCTCCTTCAATCGGTATTACTCACAAAGGTAATGTTGTAATTAAATACCGTCCTTTAGCACCTTCACCGAGCTTTTGGGTTGTACAAAATAATGACGGTACGTTTGTAGAGGTCTCTAAAGAAGAAGCTCTTAAATATATAACCCCAACAGCAGGAGCACCTAATCAAGGGGTTGAGAAAGAAATTTCATATAGAACGTACGGCATTGATAAACTTGTCGCAGTAAATTTTCTTAAAAATGAATATATGGTTAGTGATGCTGATCCTACCCGTCTTGAAGTGTTTAGTTTGGTAAAAGATAAAGTTAAATCTTAATTTTTAGTTGTTTTTTCGTTTCCGAGAGTAAATACTTGCATGCGGGATTAATTCAGTGGTAGAATATCTCCTTGCCAAGGAGGATGCCGTCGGTTCGAACCCGACATCCCGCTCCATTTTAAGTAATGAACATACTAATTACCGGGTACAAAGGCTTCATAGGTCAGAATATGGTAGAAGCCTTGAGCGGGCATAATTTATCATTATTAGAGCTTGGAGACCCTATACCTCGTTTACATGGCTTGGATTGGGTTGTACATCTTGGTGCTAACAGCAGTACTACGGAAACAAACGTAGAAAAGATAATGGCTCAGAATTACGACTTTAGTATCGAGTTGTTAAACCGGTGTAATGTTGCAGATGTCAATTTACAGTACTCAAGTTCAGCTTCAGTGTACGGGCTTAAGACAGAATTCTCTGAAGACTCTCCAGTAGACCCAAAAAGTCCTTATGCATGGAGCAAATACCTATTTGATCATTATGTTCTTAATAATGCTCGGTTTTTATCAGTACATGTACAAGGTTTTCGCTATTTTAATGTGTATGGTAAGCATGAAGATCATAAAGGTAGTCAAGCCAGCCCTTATTACAAGTTTGTAAAGCAAGCCAAGGAGACCGGGGTAATAAAGTTGTTCGAAGGCTCGAATAAATTTTTAAGAGACTTTGTTCCGGTAGATTTAGTTACAAGTACACACAAAACATTTTTAAATATTAAAGAAACTGGTATTTGGAACGTAGGAACCGGTAAAGCTCGCTCGTTTGAAGACGTAGCCAAAGAGATAGCGGGTATGTATAATGCAAAAATACAATACATACCGATGCCGGAGAATTTAAAGGGTCAATACCAAGCATATACATGTGCAAATATTGAAAAATTGGTAAATACGGTATCAAGTCATGATACCGCCAAAGAGAGATCTTAAAATATTACTAATCGGGGATTGCTGCGTAGATGAGTACCATTACGGCAGTGTAGACCGTATAAGCCCGGAAGCTCCCGTACCTGTTTTAAAGGTTACCCGGGTTGATCAACGTATGGGAATGGGTGGTAACGTGTTACTTAACCTCCAATCGTTTGGCTGTAACGTTACTTTTCAGTTTGGTACAGCAAAATGCATAAAAAAACGTTATATTGATGAACACTCTAAACAGCACATTGTAAGAGTTGATGAAGAGAGTGTCAGTTTACCGTTTGATCCTGAAACTATCCAGGATTACACCATATTCGATGCGGTAGTCATCTCTGATTACAATAAAGGGTATTTAACCTACGGCAATATCGCTGCTATCCGTAAAAAGTATAATGGTCCGATTTTTATTGATACTAAAAAACGAGATTTAAAGCAATTTAACACGTTTTTTATTAAAATTAACCAATTGGAGTATGATAACCGTCAAAGTGATGCGGAAAGAGTAATTGTAACTATGGGGTCTAGAGGTACTTGGTACAATCATTCTATTCACACCACTGAAAAAGTCGATGTGGTAGATGTATGCGGAGCAGGAGACACGTTTTTAGCCGCTCTTACATATGCTTTTATTAATACGAGCGATATTATTTCGGCAATTAAGTTTGCTAACAAGTGCGCGGCAGTTACTGTTACCCACAGTGGGGTTTATGCATTAACGGACACAGACATTAACAAGATTGTTAATGATAAAGCTTGACGTTTTTAGTTAACACCCTACTATTGGGTTTGTTCTTTTACAAGACCATGTTGACGGTAATAAGAAAAATAATTTAAGAAGTAATTTAAGGTTGCTTTGTCCAAATTGTCATTCTTATACTGACACTTGGAGGAAAAAAAAGTAAGCGGATGTGGCGTAATGGTAGCCGCGCTGGTCTTAGAAGCCAGTCTTTCGAGGTGTAGGTTCGAGTCCTACCATCCGCACCATTTTAAAAATAAAGCTTGAGGTTTACGGTTAAGGAGCTATTATGTCGTTGTTCTTTTATAACGGGCGGTTAGCTCAACGGTTAGAGCAGGGGACTCATTTTTTTAGTAATGTGCACTACTAAGAGAAATCTTTATAGTGAATGGGATCAAAGTCGGTGAAAGCCTTAGTGGTCAACGCCGAGCCAAGCCTTGAAAAAGGAAGGTGTAGAGACTTGACGGTTCCCTCCTAAAGCAAATGCTATGGAGAAGGCAAAGTCCAGAGAGCATAGTAATATGCACAAATCTAAATCCCTTGGTTAGGGGTTCGAATCCCTTACCGCCCACCAATTTTATTTATTGTCGTACTCCCAGTGACAGTTCGGGCATAAAAATAGTATATTATTTTTTTCGTTAACTTCTTTCAACGTAGCCGTTTTAGGAAAACTTGAAATAGGTGTTATATGACATATTTCGACGTGTTTATTGTAGCTACAGTGATTACATACAGGGGTTAATAGTTCAGTTTTGTATTTTCTATGAGCATGAGCTCGCACTCTGTCATATCTATTACTACCGGTACGAGCTACAACATGCTCAATAGTATAGTTGTCTGAAAGTTGAGTATTCTTACTTCTAGGGCCGCCGTGAGTATCAAATATGGTATTAGCACACACTTTACAGTATTTTTTGCTTGACATAATTAATGTTTCGCATTTAATACATTTTTTAGTTAAAGCTTTTTTAGGGTATTTTGTATTATTATAAGTAGCTGCACAAGAACGCGAACAAAACATTTTTGCGTGTTTACTTTCAATAATTAAGTTGCACTGTAAGCAATTCATATTAATATTTATGAAATTTAACTCAAATATCTTTATTTTGACAATAGTTTTAGCTCTTTAACAATTTCTCCTCTTGTAGCTCAATGGTCAGAGCACATCCTTTATAAGGGTTAGGTTGCTGGTTCAAATCCAGCCAGGAGGACCATTTTTAGAGTAACCCGGTCAACACTCCAGTGGGGTCGCACCCTGCGTTATAAAGACATACAACATAAAGACTATTGCAATGGTCCTGTGTTAATTGTCTCCGAGGAGAGTGCTATACTCTATATTTTTAAGTAGATACCCGTTTAATGAAAATAATCGCCCAATATGTCTAGGGCTGATTATTACGGTGCGGAAATTGACAAATACACCGAACATCTACTTATTTCTTTGCGGTAGTATCTCAGTTGGTAGAGAGCGAGTTTTCCAAACTTGATGTCGCAGGTTCGATCCCTGTCTGCCGCTCCAATTTTTATGCCTTCGTAGCTCAAATGGATAGAGCATGCGACTTCTACTCGCCAGGTTGCAAGTTCGACTCTTGCCGGGGGCACCAATTTTTTTGCACTGGACTGTTGTCAACTATGAAAGTCGTACCCTCATAGTTGGAAAGGTTAAATTCCTTTTAGGTGCTCCATTTTCGTTCTTTTTATATTTTAGGGCGGTTAGCTCAGCTGATAGAGCGCTTGATTTGCATTCAAGAGGCCGAGGGTTTGAATCCCTCACTGTCCACCAATTTCACTGATAGCTCAACGAAGAGCAGTTGCCAGGAAGGCAAAAGGAGAAACACCGCTTCCAGTTTCACAGTGGATCAATTTTACGGGTCTTTGGCAGAGAAATTATGCAGCAGCCTTTTAAGCTGTATTAGGTGGGGGTAGTACCCACAGGACCCACCATTTTGATGCTTGTATAAAAGTGCTTAAATCATGCAATGGGAGGATTAGGCTCGCCGCATGACCTTTATACTACGCTGTGTTTAAATGCGGGTTAAATTTTTAAGCTTTTAGGTTTGGTAGCGCGAATATAAACCTCACCCCAAACTTCGAGTTCGCCCATAAGAGCTTGAAACTCTTTTTGAGATAAGCTATCTAGATCTTTTAATTTAGCGTAAACTTCTTCAGCTTTTTGTTTATAAATCTCATTAACTTTATCGTGATCGTCTTTATACACTGTTTCTAATCTTTCGCATTCAGCATAAGGCTTAGCTTTGACTGCAAAGTGAATAGCGGTTAAGGTCGCGAACCCACCTTTTTCTTTAGAGCTATTAGCAATTTTAGCAGCGCCTGCAGCTCTCTTAGATAAAAATTGTTTAAAAGATTCTTCTGTAGTAGGATCCGGTTGTACTCTTTTTTCTAGAATAAGCTGGTACTTTTCTGTTAATGCGCTATACTTCATATAAATACTTACAAATACGTATTTACGTTCTTTAACATTTTCGGGCCTGTTCTGGATTCGATTTAGTATTCGACTTATTAGAAGCAAGCAAGGTTGTTAGACCTTTTAAAACTAGCAAAAAACATAAACGGCATCAAAAACCGCATCTCTAGCCTCGTCAAAGCCTTCACTGGCTCTGAAGAGCTAGCATTCGCAGCCTAATAACTGCGTTCGAGTAGATAACACGGATTCTCGCTAAGTGTTACACTCGTCATAAAAGCGAGAATATCGTTTGATAAAACCGGAATAGATAAAACGATATTATAGTTATTCTGGAAATTTTAATACTTTGTAGCAAGGGTATTAGTCTTATAATTGCTACTAAGCTTGTAGAAACTGATTAGAAACGTATTAAACACAGGAGTTCAAATCTCCTCAGGTCCAATTTTTAATGGTTAAGGTCTTGTAGCTCAGTCGGTTAGAGCATTATCTTGATAAGGTAAGGGTCGCTGGTTCGAACCCGGCCAGGACCACCATAAGTATTAACCCGGTGACAGTATCCGGGAGAACAACCAAAACCCATCAGGGGTGGCGGTTCTAACGAGAAAGGTAATAAACATATGGTAGTAGTAATGATAGTATCATATGGTGTAGTTGCCGGTCTTATTGGTTTTGCTTTTAGCGAATATAATAGACCGCGTCAGTCGCCATATACAAAGTAAGAAAACCATACCCGACTTAGGAAACTAAGTCGGGTTTTTTATAACTTTATTGTAAGTATAGGATATTTTAATGAGTAACAACTTTATAACTTCATTTAAGGATTATTATAATAATTATATTAATGAATCTACGAGTATAACTTTCGACCCGTTAGATGGATCGATCAAAATTAATGGTCAACAAAATACTCGTAATATTTCATTAGTAGAGCCTTTATTTACTCTAAAGCCTCTTGCCGGTAACAAAACCAAAGATCTCACATCAAATTTATTACACGGGGTCGCGTCAGTGTTTTATGGCTATAATGTAGTTACACCTGAAGGGCAGGACAAAAGCCTTAGAAATAGGGTATACGCTACGTTTAAAGGTATTAATGACCCATCATATGATGAGTATGAAGATAAAGATTGGACCGATATTACTAGACGTATACCGTTAACGATAGAACACTATAATGACATAGTTGATACTGCTGTAAAAGAATTTATTGAAAAAACTGCATCAAAAAAATACAGCACTATTTTATACATGCAAAGTAGATCTACCCATGTTCTAGATTTAGCAAAAAGAATTTTTAACGCTTTACCTGAAAACCGCAAAACATCTAACTGCCAAGTGGTAAAATTTAAAAAAATTCAGGCTACATTTAATATAGACACGCTTCAAAATATTGAAAAAATATTTAATATTGAACGCTTTGCTATAGATTGTATTAATTTAATCCCCGAGGCTCCGGTAAACTTTACCGGGGACCAGGAAACAGATTCTTATGACTGGCTGATTGTTTTCGAAGAAATTAAGAAGTATGTTAAAAACATATTAAATAACATATTTGATAAACGCAAAAAGGGGGAAGGTTTATCTGTTGCTTCTCATATTAGATCGATACATAACGATGCTCTTGCAGGTAAAGTGTTAAACCATATTAAAGAGAAATACCCAGAACTTAATATAAACGCTAATAAACTTCCTTTACGTGGACACTTTGATGATTATCAGAGAGGTTCTCACTACGATTTTAAAAGCATCTCCTCCGCTCTTGATGTAGCAAAAAATGAAACGAGTAGACCGGAAATTCTTATAGTTGATGATAATATAAACACTGGTGACACTTTTAAACAAATAGATTTTACACTTAAAGATGTTGAAGCTAAGTTTGGAAATACCCGCATCTTTAATTGGAATTATTTTATTTTAATGAAAGATGTAGAATACGCTAAATTAGCAATGAGTGATGATGCAATTAATTCCCGAGCTGGTAAGCAAGTGTGGGCAAAAAATTTAGACATTATTCGCCAGCAGCAATTAGCCACTAAAGAACAACCCGGATATATGTCTCCTTTTGAGAAGGAAAAAAATATTAATGCTGTCGTCCGTACGCTTAAAATTAATTTAGAAAAAGACATACAGTTTAATACGTCCAAATCGGAGTGGCAAAAGAAACGAGAAATAGATAAGTTAAGATACGAAATTGACAATTTTATTAAACACGTAAACATTAAAGAAATTTTACAAAATAATGGTAACGATATAAACGCCACGGTAAAAAGACTTACCCGAATGTTTAAAAATAAAGCTTGATATTTTCAAATAACGTACCATAATAGTCTTTGTTCTTTATAATACATGCCGAGTTAGCTCAACGGTTTGAGCAATGCGTTTACATCGCGGAGGTTGGGGGTTCGAATCCCTCACTCGGTACCATTTTTGTTTAAGAATACCTAAGCTTTAGGCCCTAAAAGTATTCTTGAACAACCAGTAACAGTTAGTGCGAAACTCGTGACAATGGTTCTGATCAAATCAAAGTTAGCGTGATTAGGGATCGAATCCCTCGCTGTTGCTGGTATATTTTTGTTCTTTTTAAATTTTTGTGGCGGAATAAGCCTTTCTAATGGGGCTAACGCATGAGGGGTGTGAAGAACATCACTCAGTTCTACAATGTGTAAGTAAGTAAGGTACTACGCTGAAACTTAGGTCGGCCAACCGAAGTCACCAGAGGTATAGTCCTGTAAGCCTGAATATAATGACAAGCGGACTATTAAGGTGCGACGGCATCATATGACTGAATAACTGAAAACACTAGGACGATGGAGGTAATCATTAATCCTCTCAAATTCATTTTATTGCAGAGTAGAGCATCGGTAGCTCGTCTGGCTCATAACCAGGAGGTAGGTGGTTCGATTCCACTCTCTGCATCCAATTTTATGGCTTCAACAAAGAAAGGTACTTTGGCTAAACCACTTCAATGGTGGAAGCATCTAAAAGAATATAAAAAGATCTTTTGGAAGACTGAGCGCCGCTTAACTAAAAAAGATATTAGAAAGCGTTTAGAAGATTAATTTTTTGCCGCTATCGTATAACGGTTAGTACAATGGGTTTTCATCTCATTAATCGGAGTTCGATTCTCCGTAGCGGTACCAATTTACGGATTACTTAAACAAAGAATTTATTAATTAATTCTTGATTTCTTCTCAAAACACTATTAAATATAGGGGTATGAAGAAACTAATCCAAATCATGGCCTTGGTATTAATTGCTAGTGTTGCATCTGCTGCTGAAGCAGGTTACAATGTTGGCTTTAACTCCAAGCTCGTAGAACAAGGCGTTGTAACAGGTACCTCATTGGTCACTGCTGGCGCAAATGTTGAACTAGGTAGTGTTGTACTTGCAGTAGACACTTTCAGTACCTTTGATTCAAATGCTGGTGTTACTGGACTCAAGTCCACAACCGGTATTTTCAAGCGTGTTGATCTTACTGCTGGTTACAAATTTACTTCTACTTTTGCAGATCTCACCGTTGGTGGGGTTTACAAGAGTGCTAGTAGAACATTTGCACTCGGTGCTGCTAGAGATAACGTACTTCCTTTCGTCAAACTTGGCGGTAAGGTATTTACGGTTCTTCCTTGGCACGTAACTGCGCTATATGATGGCAAAAACTCCAACACCAACCTCGAAGGTAACGTTGATCTCCCATTCCCACTCGGACTTGGTAAGCTCAAGGTTGTTCCAACAGTTGGTCTCGGACTTAATAGCGGCTCTACCGACGTAAAAGCTCTTCAAAAGGCTGACAAGTACTATCAAGGTGGAATTGCTCTTGCTTATCCGACTGTTATCGGCACGGTTCGTGGCGGTACTTTTGTAAACAGCAGCGGTCTATCTAATGACTCTGTTAAGAACTACGGTTATTCCGTAAGTCTTGGTCGTCAGTTCTAAACTAAAGTCTAAATAAGAAATCCAAACCCCTAAGGCAACTTAGGGGTTTTTTATTTTTTAGCACTAGCAGCTTTATGTTCAGTAATATGAAACTGTAAAGCTCTATTTAATTTCTGGGAAAACTTCTCTGGTATTACACCTGCTTTTTCTTGCATAGTGAGCTCTTCTCTGAGAGCCTTTAAGAACTTTTCGGACAAGTTAAAGTTACGTGGGTAGAACAGTCTTTTTTCTTGTTTAATCATACCATAAGACTCCATTAACTGTTGAAATTTACCAGTACTCATTTATAATACTTATCTGTATGACACCTGATTACAACGAATATACTCATGCTTTAGGATATAAAGATGTGTATCTAGTACCAAACTACAGTGAACTTGAGTCTCGTACTCTAGCTGATACTTCGGTTAAAATTAAGGATTTTAAGTTTACCTTACCGGTAATGCCTTCCAACATGAAAGCAGTAGTTAATTTTGATACCTATCATACCTATTGCAATTTGGGCGTTATTCCGATTATGAATCGGTTTGAAATGTCTAACTGGGACTTTCTTAATAAGTGTGTAACAGATTGGAAAGCTATTAGTGTCGGGGTAAAACACGAAGATCAAATAGCACTTCATAATATTCAATACCCACCTACTTGTATTTGTATTGATATTGCGCACGGTCATAGTCTAGCTATGAAGAATATGATAGGTTATGTAAAGAAGTATTTCCCAGACACTGTTATTATTGCCGGTAATGTAACTACTCCAGAAGCTACTAGAGATCTTGCCGATTGGGGTGCTGATATCGTTAAAGTTGGTATTGGTCCAGGTCAAGTATGTTCTACTAAGAATAAGACCGGGTTTCATGTGCCTATGTTTACAGCGGTTAAGAATTGTGCGGCTGCATCTCCAGTACCTATTATTGCCGATGGGGGTTTTAGAGAAAACGGGGATATCGTAAAAGCTCTAGTTGCAGGCGCTACCTTTGTAATGATTGGTGGAATGTTTGCTCAATGCTCGGATTCTCCCGCGTTACTCGTAAATGGTAAAAAAGAGTACTTCGGTAGTGCTTCTGAGAAGAACAAGGGGAACGTTAGAAACATCGAGGGCTTCACTACATATCTCACGCCATCACACACCATTGCTAGTAAGATTCGAGAAATCCATGAAGACCTTGCATCTGCTATTAGTTATGCAGGTGGAAAAGATCTTTCTGTGCTTGATTTATCAAAAGTAAAGTATAATATAGTAACACAATGAAACTATTAACTAATAAAGAATACGATAGGCTTCTTAAAGAAGCATACAATGAAGGCTACGATGAAGGGGTTTGGATTAAGGTAAAAAACGAAATTGAAGAGTCTAACGCTTCAGTAGTATTTGACTTCTATAACCCAAATATTACTGTATTAAGCATTGAACGAGTACCCGTTAAAGATAAAGGAGATATTGAGAAGACATTGATTATGTATTACCATAATAAAGAGCCTAAATGTTATTCTAATTGGTGGGTTAGTTGCTCTCGAGAAAAGCATGAAGAGCTTACATTCCAGTTTGCCGAATACCTAGACGATCGAGGCGCTAAAAATATTAAATCTAAAAAATAATTTTTCCTATGGCAAAAACAACACAAGAAAATACAACCAACCGGTTCACTAAAAACGAGTACGTTGCGTACAAACTCCAAATCTGGCGTGACACCTTTAATGTGTGTCTCAATGCTAGCGGCGGCCGCGATGTAGCATTAGCTACTAAATCAGCAGCAGATGCAGTTTCTGCTTTCGAGAAGCAATTCTCTACTGATGTTGATGGTGCCGGTGCACGCTAATACCTAATATATGAGCCAACAAGAATACGTTCAACTTGAAGCAGTGCGTAATGCACTTAAGCAAGTGGTTAAAGACGAGACTGCTATTGATGAAATTCTCGATCTTTTAAGTGCCGCTACTGTTTCAGTTGACGAAACCAAACCAGAAGCTCTTAACGAACCAGAAGCAGGTGAAACTGAATCTGAAGGCGAAGATCTTCCTAAGGTTAAACAACAGTACGTTATTGTAGTGTCTGATCCCAAAAAGACTATTACAGAAGAACTTACTGGGTGGGTCGTTCAGATTCCTGATAACGAAAGTGTCCTTACCGTCACTGACCGAATCAAAAAAGCTGCCTACAACTACAATGCGTCTAAGAAAGGGCAGAAATACCCGATCAAGTCCATTGGAGAAGCAGTTGAAACGATCGGCAACAAGTTCTTTAAGCCTTATGACCTCAAGGTTAAGACTAAAGAAGCTGTATTCGTCGTCGTCACCGATAACGTGCTTCCGAAAGGCTAATATATGTCCGGTAAAGGCAGCAAACGCCGTCCTTTAACTGTATCCCAGGATGCTTTTAATGCAAACTGGGATGAAATCTTCCGGAAGGATAAACCTAAGCCGGTTGAGGTAAAGAACGAAGATAAAAACAACAAAACCCGCACTTAGCGGGGTTTTTTTTGGCTTATTCGCCGGTTATTACTTTATAAAAGCTTCGACCGGTTCTAATACCAGGCATACTCGGCCAATCATCTTCAGTATACCAAGTATCAAAGCGTTGTACCTCGTAATCTTGTTTATTATTGCAAACCATTGCACTAAATATTGGTTCTTCCAAGAATAAACGGGTATGAGATGCAGTATTATTGGCTTCCCAGTAGTCAGCTACTTTGTTAAAGTACTCACAGTAGGTATTATAATTTTGGAGCATTTTTTCTTTCTTACCACCCCATAACCCACCAATTACATACCAATCAGCCATCTCGTGATGTACTTCAGGTTTGTAAATACCACAAAAACTTAAGTACGGACTACCTTGTCCGGTATTAAACACTACCGCAAACAGTTTTTCGGTGGTATAGCTTTCAAGTCTCTTGATAAATTCCGGACTAAAGCAGCTATAACCAAACCAGTCATAGTCTCCACCTGTTTTATAACGCTTAGGCATGAGGCTAACATAAGATAGACCCGCGTCTATCCAAAAGTACCGTTCGCCATTGAACAGGTTATTAACCATAGCGTGATTAACCATAGAAAACTTACTGAGCACAAGTTGCGGGTAGCGATTTACTAGGGGATTAAGCTCTAAATTTTGTTGTTTTATTTTTTCTGCACGGGCATAGATGTCCAGCTGAGTAATATCAAACTCTACCACCATAAAGTTCTTATGCGGTAGGTTCTTTTCACAGAAATCTTGTAAAAACGCTACGTTTTCTTTATTGGTGTATATTACAATAGGCACGTTAGTACGTGCCACGTATATTAGGGAGTTATAAAAGCGTTGCCAACGCATTTCAGGCATTGGCACGCCGATAGACTCATTATGAATATAATCTTTATTATAAATACAGGTTACAAGTACAGTGGACATATTAGTTTTCGCGTCGTTCTTCTGGTTTATACCAAACGATTCTATTATGATTTATGGGAGCAGCTAGTAAAACAGCGGGGTTTAAGTTACCTTTTGCTGTTTCTTGATACATATGAGACATCCAAGTCTGTTCATATGGGTGATCCCACTTAGTTGCAAGAAACATCTTACGATTGCCTTGTTTATTTACAATCATCGGCCAATTGCAGTAGTAAATCTCCCCGGATAGTACACTCAACTCTTCAAAAACCTCGATAGTTTTAAGTTGAGTGCGTGGACAGTTAGGGTCTAAACCGTTTACAGGTAGTTGATCGTAGTCTGGCCAGTGTGAGGTACGTATATCAGCAGGTACATTATACCAAGAGACCTGTATATTGTTATCCATATACACTTCTGTGTAGGTAAGCTTCATAAAATCATATTTTTCTCTAATCATGATCTTGTGAATCTTATCAAATAAGTCTGGTACATACTTTCTAAACCCATTACGGCAGTAGCCAGTTTCAGATTTACTGTGTAAACACATATCATCTTCAAAGAAAATGTAGTAGTCTCCATCAGTTGTATCAAAGTGCTCTGCAGCATATTGACGCCCACCGTTAATACCGATATTATCAAAGTGTTTGTAATGTATAAACCCGTATTCTTTGGCAATCTTTTGATTTTCTTCCATTGCTACTGGATCAGTAGAATTGTCGATGAGTACTTTTTGAGTTCTATCAAGCCATTCTGGGTGCTCTTTAAAGCTCTTGAGTAAGGTTCTTAATTGCTGCGGGAAGTTAAACGTTAATATGTAAACGTAGGTTTTAATCTTATCTAGATTGTATATAGTGGGTTTATGAGTACGTAAAGCTTTTTCTGGTACTGGCTCAAGCTCAGGTTTACCATTTACTAACTGCTCAACGAACTTTACAATCAGACCGTTACCATCTAATGCAAAACGTCTATATTTTGCCGGCTCATTATAAGCCATTAATGTAAATAGACTTTCTTCTGTACCCATGTAACCGGAGTTAAGAGTACTTTGTAATAGTCCGTAATAGGTGCTATTAGCAGTATTGATAGATTCTTTATTACCACCAAATAAACCACCACGACAAACATATTCGACCCGTTTATTACGGGCAAAACGGTTCATAGCCTTAAAATCAAAGCCGTGAATTTCTTTATCTGCTTGGTAAGGATAGCTTAAGAATAGGAACGAATCTAGGTAAGGAATAAGCTTAGATAGAGCTTTATTATCAGTTAAGTATTTTTCATACACTGTACGAGTAATGCCTGCATCTAACCAAACAAAGTACTCAGAATCAAATGGGTTCCAGATACTTGCACTATGCAAGAAGAACATCTTTGATTGAACAATAGGGTTATACCATTCATTGACTGCTTGAGGAGATCCTGAGAGCCAGCCGGCTTGTTCTAACCAAATTGGGTCAGTTCTAATTTGTTGAGTCTTATCCCAGTGCGGTTTGTATATATCGTTCTTGATCTTATCAAGTTCATAAATCTTAACTGAGGTATTATGAGGCTTTCTCTTTTCCCATACCAAATACTCAAGATCTTGAGGTATATAGATAAAAAGATTCTCATCAATTTCTAAAAACTTTTTAAAGTGAGTAATATAATCAGAAAAGTCTCTACCAGCTCGGGTAATATTCCATAAACCAGTCACTATAGTTAATTTGCTCTTTTCAATAGGTTTTTCAAATACAGGGTTTAGCTCTTCATCATAATGACTAATTTTAAGGTCAGTATAAATATCGTACGAAACAGGCACGTTACGGTTAGTTTTATTATTTTTAATATATACCCCGTAATCATATCGTAATGCGAGAGGTCTAAACCCCTTATACTTTTGAAGAAAGCTTTCGTTAGTAAGAGCGGGTTGTAAATGAATTTCGTGTTTATTACCAAAATGTTCCCCCTGAGAGGAATTAAACGGTATACAAATTATCATTTCTGCACACTTAACATATAAGTCAGATATTAATTTAATAGCTTGGGACTCTTCAATATGTTCGAGAACATCACCAAGAATGATACAATCGTACCAACTTGGTGTAAACTCAAGAATATTTTTATTAAATACTTTACGATATTTGCTCTCTAAGTGATAATCTTTAATATACGGTTCAAAGACCTCTAGCGCATCAAATTTAGGAAACTCGTTTTTAAGAATTCCGCCATAGGTACCGACACCGGCTCCTACGTCAAGAAAGGAATCATCAGCAGTAAACTTCGATCTAATGAAGCTATAGGTTTCTGGTTTAAATATAGGTGTTGAAACAGGCATGTTATTTTTTATTGGTTTTAATGCAGTAGTAGTGCTCTATCACCAAACCATCGAGCTCGGTCTTTTGAAAAATTTCAAAAGCATCTCGTACAGAAGATAGTATTGGTTTACCGTCTACGTTAAAGGAGGTATTGAGTAATACACCAATACCGGTCTTTTCCTTAAACAGCGTCAATAATTTATACAGCCACTCATTTTGTTCCATCGTAACTGTTTGCACACGAGCGGTATTATCAACATGGGTAATAGCTTTAAGCTTCTCTCTCCATTCCTCTCTTACTACCGGACAGAAGCTCATCCAACGACTTTCCCCTTCCCATTCAAAGTAAGTGGATACGTCTTCGAGTCTTACTACCGGGGCAAATGGTCTGTACCACTCTCTATGCTTAACTTTGTGGTTAAGGATATCTTTCATTTCAGCAATAGCTGGGTTACAGATAATACTTCTATTACCTAATGCTCTAGGTCCGTGTTCACTGTTACCTCTTGCAACCCCGATAATTCTACCATCTACTAGGTCGTTAACTAACGTGTCCATGTCAAAGTAGTGAGAAGTAAATTGAATATGAGCACCCTGGATGTAATCAGCCAACATGTTCATATCAAGCAAAGGTATACCAGCATAGGTTACATCAGGTGGAATTTCTGGACGAGTGTGGTTAAGCATCATACCAAGAGCAATACCACAGTCATTTGGATTGGGTCCTACGAATACATCCCGTTTAAACTCATTTTTTACACGAGTGTTCAAGATAATATTAAGACCGCAGCCTCCTGCGATTACAATAGGTAAATCCGAGTACTTCTCAATATAAGGACGAGCAATCTCTAGGAAACACTCTTCAAATGCTTTTTGAGCTGTTGTTGCAACATTATATCCTAATTCCCCTTTGAGTCTTTGATTTATGTCGAACGTTACTCCAATTTTAGAGCCAAGAATGTTCATATTGTTTTGATACGCATTTTGGTAACCATCTGGACCACTCTTATAGAACTCAATAAAATGAGGCATCCACTCTTCAATTACTTTACCGTAAGAGGCTAGACCCATGATCTTACCAGGGTATACTAAGTTACCGGTACCTAGATCGGTAAACTTAATATCGGCAAGGTAGTGAGCAAAGAGCATGTAGGGAAAGCCGAGGTCGTAATAGATATGAGGACTATCTTGTCCGGGTCTTGCTACTTGTTCTAAACGCACAGGAGACTCCCCACGCTTACAGGTGTATATATTAAACTTACCATCATCTCCACCTCCATCAAACGAGAATATTAGAGCTTCTTTGAAAGGTGATTGATAGAAGCTACCCGCTGCATGAGACAGATGATGTCTTACTTCTACATAATTTTTAGCGGGCAAATCCTTGTATAAACGGTGAGTTACTTCGTCGATAATAACGCATGCATTTGCATGATAGCAATTATCGAACTCCTTTATATTATAGGTCTTGCAGAGGTACTCAGCAAAATACTTTGAGAAAAATAATATGTCATTAGACTTGGGAGTCTTATATTGAGCCATACCGGAATTCTTGTAGTTCAAAAGTCTTTCGACTTCCCCAACAACTACAATCTTTCCGTTGTCTTCGATTACATACGTTGCATTGTGAGATCCATAAAAGGAAATGTTGGGCATAAAATTAGTTATTACGGAATTGGACCCTCGATACGCTCAGCCCAACCCTCTGATTTACTGTGAGCCCAAATGACCCACTTAGCAGGTTTCTTCTCGGTTAAGAAAAAACGTTCCATGCCTATATGATTACCTGGACGGGACATAAGTTCTTTTATCTGGCCCTCGTTAAGATCTTCGCGTTGTACGTTAAGACCTTGCTCATCGTCAAGTGCTATTACCCAGAAGTCGTAGTCCTTTAACTTAAACACAGACTTGTCAAAGTTAATGCACTTATAGAACGAGGTAGTAAATGACTTCTCCCATTCCTCTTCGTCTTTAATGACTGGGTTAGGTGGGAATTGATTTTGTATAGTATATTGTTGTACAGCTTTACGTTTAAAGTGCACCCCAGCATATTTCTCAAAGTCTCTAAGAGAGCGTACTTTACCGACATCATAACCAGTCAAATCGATGTCTGGGTTTTCTTCAGTACGGAGCATAGTACGAATACGTTTCCATGCATGCTGTTGGTATTTATACCAATTTTCCCCACGCTTGCCTTGATCATCCCAAACAAGAATACCGCTTCTTTCCTCTCTCATAGTAGCATGCCAGATGACTACCTTGGGTGGGTGAAATAGATCGTAACCATGGGTAAATGAACGAACAGTTAAATTAAGCTCTTCTCCGCTAAAATAAATTTGCGGGTCGTGTTTAATTTCCTTACCCCATTCAGCCCGTGCAAAAGCAAAGTGACCAGAAATAAAACGCGAGTGTACTGGTTCGTCTCGAGTCTCCCAACCCTGTAAAAGAGAAGGACGAATAAAGATAGTACCATGCGGATAAAAACATGCAAATTGCTGCTGCCAAGGCTCCATACATCTACCTTGTGGGTCGGTAGCTGGATTGTAGTATGGTAGATAGCCAGTTAAAATTGGCTTAAAACCTTTCTTTTCAAGGCCTTTGTGCCACGTAATAAGAGTTTCGTCCCAGTTTTTTGTGAAACGATGATGGGAGTCTAATTGTAGTAAGTAAGTCTCGTCTGTAATAAGCTCATTAATTCTAGCGCGCGCATAAGGAAGTCCTTTTGCTTGAGTGTAGTGGATATCAATAATTTTAAAGCGTTTATCCTTACGATACGGCTCAAGGCTCTCGAAACGATCGTCAGGATTAAACTGATTACAAATACCAAACACTAAGCGTTCAGGATTCTTTGCGTTTGCAATACAGTCTTTAATTGTCGGAACAAGTTCCGGCTCTCTGTATGCTGGTAAGTGTACTAGGATTTTATTCTTCATGGGTATAATATAATGTTTTCGAGTAGTTTAGTTTCCCACCCTCTGCTTTTACTGTGGGGCCATATAGTCCATTTATAAGGCTTTTCGTTAGAATCAAATTCTCTCCATATATGTAAGAACTTATCATTTACAGCGGATGCAAAAAAGGATTTAATCTCGTTTGCATCGGCATCTTGACGGTACATATCTTTATCGTTTTTATCCTTGAAGACCACGCACCAAAAATCGTAATCGTCTAATGGTACTTCAGGCTTATACACATCAATACAATGCTTAAACCGACAAATTAAAGACTTTTGAAATTCTTCTTCGGATGTATACTTTACCGGAGGTAACTCTTCTTTAATTACATCTGGGTGCATCTTACGAGTCTTAAACTCGGTACCAGCATAACGTTCATAGTCATGTAAGGTGCGTACTTTACCTAACCCACACTCTTTAAAGTCTATTTGATTAGGGTCTTCCCCATCTACCCCTAAAAGAATTTTAACTCGCTTATAGCTTAGGTTATTAAGTTCGGGCCAGTTCTTATGATCATCCCAGTGTCTTTTTGCAGATGCTCTAGTGTATTGATGCCACATTACCACTATATGGGGATGGTACAAATCATAACCGTGGGTAAAAGCTCGAATCGCTAGAGAGATTTCTTCTCCGTGAAAATATAATTGCGGGTCGTATTTTACTTCTTTGCAGAATTTACCAATAGTAAAGATAAAGTGACCGGATAGCGCTCTAGAAGGTGCCGGTGCCGTCATAGTTTTATAATTTTTTAGCGTAGATGGTTTTAAGAATATAGGGCCTTCTGGCAAATAACGGTCAAAATTAAGCTGCCACGGCTCGTTAACTCTACCTACTGGATCGGTGCTTGGTTCGTAGTGAGGTAAGTAAGAAGTTAAAAGAGGCTTTTTTATCTTTTTCTTTTTTAAGTCCTTGAGCATGTCTATTAACACTTTATCCCAGTCTTGTATAAAGCGGTGATGGGAGTCTAGCTGTAAAGTGTACGTCTCGTTCTTATACTCATCTTGAATAAGTCTTCTAATCCAGCATGCCCCTCGGGTCTGAGTGTGTGGAATACTAATAATCTGTATGTTTGGGAGATCTCTAATTTCATTTATACTTTCTCCTTCTGCATACTGCCAACCAATACAAAAGCGTAGGTTTTCAGGTTTAGCGGCTTTAGCAATACAGTCTTTTACTGTAGGTACCAGCTCAGGATCTCTATAAGCTGCTATCTGAATAAAAATAGTTTCTTCCATGTAAAGCACTTATTAAATAAGCACTTTTACTCCACTTATCCTGGTACACCATTTATAGGTCCATTAGGGTCGCTATTTTTATTACCACCTGCCGTATTCCAATGATCGGATACAGCTACTGCCGTCGCTGCAGCAGATCCACCGTTGAGGGTTATTGCTGCGTCCCGTACAGCCGCCGGGTTAGTAACCAATGTAAGTGGAAGATTCTTAAAGTAGTGAGTGTGTGGTTGATTTATAGTTAGAGTACCACCTTGAATGCTTACATTATCTCCGCTCACTATATTACCAGACCCAGAAGTCTTAGTAATAGTTGCTCCTACTATAGTGTACCCGGTATCTGTTATTTTAGTTGATTCGGTTACTTGAAACTCAACTGGGGCTGTAACATGTTGTACAAACACTTCTCCGTTAGCATATAAACCACCCCCTATAACAACGTTCTTACTGATACCTAAATTATCGTCAATTACAACCTGATTACGGTTACGACTTCTAATGCTCATTATATCAGCTATAATGGAAAGGTTAGTACCTCCATCTATGTTTATATCGTCAGATGAAGCGATATTAACTTGTTTACCAGCAAGAGCTAATATAGTACCACCTAAGTTGACCGTCCCGGTTGTTTTAACATCGATACCCCCTGAACCTACCAATACACTCCATCTATTACCAATGGTTTGAGTGTAATTACCACCAGGCATGTCATCTATATGAGTATACTCAATAGCTTTAACAGTTGTAGTAGCAAGTACAGTCCCACTTGAGTTAACATTTCTATATTGGGTTATCGTCTTATCTGTACCGTTATATCTAGTGCTTGCAAAGCTGTTAAATGCTAATCCCACATTTACAAATTTATGCTTAGTAACTGTTTCAATAAAATTACCACCAAACCCGAGTTTAGCTTCAGCAGCTGCAAGCGCTTGAGTTTGTGCTTCAACTGTAGATACTAGATTGCTCTTGTCTTGGCTTTCAGGCTTAGCTAATATATCAGCTATTGCAGTATAAGCTGTAACCCACTCGTCCATAGCAGTCTTATTTAAAGAACCAGTCTTAATAAAATAATCTCCTTTTACAATATTATCAAAATCTCTACCTACAAATAAGTTGCCGTGACCTCTTACGGTTTCAAATTTATCTTTTAGAGTTAATAATTGTAAGTTTTTAGGGCTAAACAAAGAATTGTATTTGTTGTTTAACTCTATAAAGCCACCAGCGTAGTGGGTGATCTTAAAACGTTCTCTGTCGGTGGTGTTAATAATTTCTATAGCTGCACCCCGCTGATTTATAACCATTTTATTACGGTACGTCTCAGTATTAACGTCTTTGGTAGATCTAATATTTTCCCCCACACTTTCAAAGGTTTGTGGGTAGTCTTGATATGTATCGTCTTCTGATTTAAATATACTTTTAAAGTCGTCTTCTCCAACTGAAGAACCGAAGTATATTGGATACGTCGGTAGTCCATCTCTAAAAAATACCCAAACATGGGCACCTACATTAGGTATAGAAAACACCCCTTTTGCAGCATTAGAATAGGTAGATGGACGATACTGCGCCCCATTTTGGTTTACTGCATTAGTCTTATTTGCTGTGGTATCAGTAAACGCGTCGGTAAGCTTAATATCGTATTTTTCATATACAAACCCAGGCTTTTCTCCCATTTTTTCAGGGTTTAAATTAAACTGAGTATAATGTTCAGAAAAATTACTTCCTGATAGACTATATGGATATGCAGCATCGGAAGTAGTAGCTTTATCATCGTGGCTGTTATAGTAACCAGTTGCGCTTTCTCCTGCTAGAGGGTTACAGAACTCAGCCCATGGTAATTCATCTTTTAGGTCTTCTATAATTAGGCTTAAGTCAGAGTCTATGTTATTTCCAGGGAATTTAAAACTACGATCCGTTTTTAAAGCCGCCCATTTATTATATACCGAAGCATTAACATGAGGTACCCACACTTTAACTCTGCCTCTGTATTCAGGGTCGTTGTTTTGTACTACTATACCGAGATAAATTGAATTATATGCTTTCATGTTATACTTTAAGGGCGCTTATTGAAAGCTGGGTGGTTCTTGCTGTGGTAGTGTTGGTTTGATCAACCGCAATAGTATTATTAGTAGTTGTATCGGAGTCTTCGTACGGCATTATTACAGTCCAGCTGTACGGGGTAATGAGATTACCTATCACATTAGTGTTAAAAGGCAAAAATCTATATAAAGCCGGATAAAGGTTGTTAACAGTTGTTAATAGTGGGTCATTAGAAGCAATTCTGCGGTTTAAGTCGGTATCCGCCATTATAAGGTTACTATTAGCCGGTGCTACATCAGTACCAGTACCGGGACCGATATTTGCTATGTTAGTAACAAATAAACTGTTCGCTACTTGGTAAAAGTCCTTAGTTGACTCGGATATACCTGCAGGTAACAAGGGCTCTATAATAGTATTGAATGGAATAGTCTCTGTGTTCTTAAGATTGTTAAAACGGGATATATAATACAAGCTACCTACTGATTCTGAAAAGATTTGATAATATAAAGGTTTGCTATTAGTAATTGCACTTAATACTGTGCTTGATGTGTAATACATTGCCTCATCCCACCAATACTTGCCCCAAAGATATGGTAAAGAATCAATTGTAATTGTAGCAGATACACTATTAATACTAAAGCTTGGGTTTTGATCTACCGAGCCTGCTAATTCGTTGAAGAAGTCAATTTGAGAACCTATTACATTTGATGATTGCTGGGCTATGTAATACGCCTTAGCTACTTTTAGTTGAGTATCGAATCCAGGTATAGAGTACCCATTCCAGTAAAAGGTGGTATTATACAAATCAAATGTTTTGACTACAGTCTCAGCCATTATGTATACTTACCCTCAAGATTACGTTGTTACACTATATCTTCTTTAATGCGTATATCTTTATCCGCGTGTGGTTTTACCGCGGTAATAGTGTTAGTGTACCCAGCTTGGGTAAAATTGTGAGTTACTTTTAATACATACCATTGCCCTAATAGCTTTTCATCAAAATCAGCATCTATCGAGCCTGTTCTACGATCTAACCCTATGAACACGTTTGCTCTACGAACTGTACTACCTGGAACTGTAAAGCTTAAGCACTGATTTAAAAAGAACCCGGTTTTCAATATAATATTTCTAGAGTCTGCAAAACGTTGAATTTTTGTAGAACCGTATGAGTAAGCCTGCTTATATGCAAAATTTTGAGTTTTACTTTTATTTAAGGAAAACATTGCAGTGGGGTTTTTATTATTAGTAAACTTGTCTACGTAGTTGTTCTGAAAGTAGTCTTTAATGTTTTCAATAGAATTGTCTACAACATCTAAACTAAACTGCTTGTCTTTAATACTGTTACTTGAACATGGGTAACTAATAAGCCCAAATGCATTATCTAACGGGCACATATCTACAAATTGAAAGTTGTTAACCGCGCCAATATAGCCTAAGTTTAAATTACGAGTGTTTAGAGGGGATTGTGGGGTTTTTAGTAAAGAAGGTATTATAACACCGGTGTTGGTGGTAGATGTAATATAAAATTGTTCTAGTTGTAAAGGGCCAGCGGCGTCGTTATTAACCGCTAAAGAAAGCTGGCTTGATAAAGATGTTAAAAACCACTTCTTACTATAACGATCTCTAAAAAGTAAAGGAACATCTCCTTCAGTTGCACCAAACTTTTTACTAGCTACATGTCGATTAAACAAATAATCTAAATCATCTATAGAGTTATTATTGGTGGGTGGGTTATAAAATATAGTACTAGAACCTGGATCCCAGTCTTCAGCAAAAGTTTGCACTTTGCTTCTAGAATCAAGAATCGTACTAATTAAACTCTTTATAGCTAACCCCGTAGGTACCTCCCGGTCATTATCTTTTAAACTACTTGATTTACCGTTCAAACTAGGTAATAAATTATACAAAACTGTGTTAGTATCCCAGCTGCTTGTGGTGGTTTCTGCAAATAGATGGTAATCGTACTCCCAAAAATATAACTTAATATTTTTATCCTTTAAGGTACTGCCCGGCACATCTTCTACATCATATATAGAAAACATGTAATTTAATTCCCAACCCTCTGAAGGAAACGGGTCACTTTCAAGAGTGTTAATATTACCGTCGTAAATAGGCTTGATATTGACTAACAGTAAATCTCTACCGTCATTGCGGAATTTATAATTTGCTTCAGGCTTAATAAATTCACTAACCCGTCTTTCAATAATATTTTCTTTATTGTTTATCGTAAGGGTACCACCTTTAAACCACTCTCGAGAATCCTCTTCAATATTTAAAGAAACTAACGCATCAGTATTAATAGGAAATAAAACCCCTTGAGGATTAAACAAAGAAAGCCCGAGCTCATATGATTGATCATTGAGACGGATTCTTGTTGTGCTTACTGCAGGCATTATGTGTTAGTTATTTGCTCGATTACTAGTCGAGCGTATTGAGGTTTTAGATACTTTAACTTAGTACCAGCTTTTGGAAAAAACACCGGGTTTTGTATGTTATTAACAGCGCATACTAACCACCAAAGTAATATTGTACCATATAACTTGTAAGAAATAAAAGTGTAGGGTAATTTATCGTTAGGTACTGTGTATGTGTCGTAGTAAGCTTCTTCTATATCGCTAGGAAAATTTACCTTAGAAAGTATATTATAAAAGTAGTTATTTGTATCATTTTTATACACGTTAAATATGTTTTCATATCTAAAGCTTTCCAGCTGTGGAAGACTATTAATATCGTTTTGGCTTTGTGGGGTATCGTTCATTTTATTAAGCACCAGAACTTGGCGTGACAGTTACGTTAATACCTTGGCTTGGATCTGCGTTAAAAAGAAATAAGTTACGTGTATTTGTTAAAACACTTGTTAAAGTAAATTTTACATGGTAGGCTTCAGGTATCATTTTTATATTTGCGCCGGAAGCTTCTGGGGCAATTTCTCCGGTTTCAATATTAATAAGCCTTACATTGCCCACATTGGTTATCGAAATACTACTTAAGTAAGCAAGTGGTAGTTGTTTATAACCAGGAACCTCTACTTTATATAATACAGGGGCGTCAAGATAGTTAATACCTTTTCTATCTGGTAAATTTTGATAAGTTATTAAATAACAAAATTCCCAATTACGCTTAATACTATTTTTTAGATTGTCTAACTGGTCAATTGTGTTGTATAGATAAAAATCAATTTCGACTGTTTCATTAGCATCTGAACCCTTATAAGCTTTTGGGGCCTCAGAAACATTAGAACCATACGCGCCTGCCCCAGCATTTAATGCCATTTTTGCAGCCGCGTTAGCTGTTTTAACAGCGCCTACAGCAAGATTACCTACGGTTGCGCCTAGTTTACTTAAAAAAGATGTTGGAGTTGAACTACCTGTACCTGAAGAGGGGTCGTCTTTACCACCAAGCATGCCAATTACGCTATTAACAGCATCGCCACCAGCATCTGCAAACCCGGTACCAGCTTTGCCCCATGTATTATTAATACCCATCATGTTGCTCGATGTGTAGTATGGTAACACGTAGCTAAACTTTGTTGGCTCAACTGCGTAAAGCCCGGTGTAAGGATTAAGAGCATTTTGAGCCCATGCTGGTAATCCCTTTTGTAAATCAGTTTTTTGTAGTTTATCTAAACTCTCTGTTGCTACCCCTATACCTTTTTCTAAGGCTGTGGCTGCAGAAGCTACTATTTCATTAGAGGTGCCTGCAGTAGCCTGCTTTACAGTAGCGCCTGCTTCTTGAAAGAAAACCTTTGTGGGTTCGGCTCCAATGTTACCAGCTATAGCAAAATCACTCGCTTTGCCACGGGCACTGTATAGGTAACCTCGCAATTCGCTAGATTGGGTTTGACGGTATTCTGTGAGTATAGCTCTAGGTATATGTTGTCGACCCTCTCTAGGGGTTAACGTCCAGTCAAAATCATTATGTACATCTATACTACCACTATCGGTTTTAGGGGTTAATATAAACGAACCTAACCCGTTTTGGGGCTCTGTCCAATTAAATAAAACTGGGGTATCGTATCCAGGTGTTGGCATTTTATAATAGTCCTCTCGAGTATATTAGAGTTTGTCTATATTTACTACGTTCTATGTAAGGTATGTCTCTACTACTATTACCTTGCCCGTCCCCGGAAACATTATTATTAGTATTACTACTCACACTAGAAATAGTGGTTTGAGTGTTGTTACTAGCAGTTTTACTAGAACCTTGGGCCATAAGCGGACCAATAGCCTGTATTAACTCTTCTAAGCGGGCTGCAACTCGATCTAAACCTTTATTATATTGCTCAAAACCACCACTTTCTGTCTCAGGAGTTGTTGTAGTAGACTCCACATTTTTAAGCCCTGTAGTTTTAGTTGTAATTGTCGCTAGTTGAGTCGGCGATATTGAAACTGGCACTGCCGGACCGCCTTCAGTTTGTACAGTAGGAGTTTCTACTTTAGAAGCAGGCCCAACCACTTCTGGAGCCGATTGATATTGGTTTTCAGTAGAAGCAGGCCCAACCACCTCTGGGATTGATTGGTATTGATCTTCAGCTGGGGGTGTAGTCTCCGTGGTAACTGTTTCTACCGCTTGTGGTTTTGCAGATATTTTTGCTATATTTGTATTAGCGTTTAATGCTGGTACTAATGCTAAAGCCGTAGATACCGCTAACACCTTTGCAATGTCTACTTTATTAATTGTATCAATAAACATCGCAAGCGGGTCTACGTTTAATTTTAATTCTGAGAACTTTGATAGACTATCTTGTAGCGTACTAATAGTACTAGCTAGTTTTTCTAAGACAGCTGATTGTTCTCCTAATGCTAGTAATTGATCTATAGGAGATTTAGAATCAGCTGATTTAGAGAAGAAGCTACCAATAGCGCTACCTACACCACCAATAGCGCTACCTATCCCTGCCGCTGCTCCGCCTGCCCCGAAAGCTATCATAGCGGCACTTACAGCCGCAATACCTTTAGCAGTTTCAAACATGCCGGAACTATCTATTTTTGCAATTCTTTCAATACTACCGGTAACCCCGTCTATAATACCAAGTACAGTGTCTTTTATAGTGGTTATTGTTTTTACTATAGTACCGCCTATAGTATCTACTATTTTAGTAATACCTTGAATGCCTTCAGTAAATATCTTAGTTACACTATCTACGATGTTGCCGAATTTTTCTAAAATTAATTTACCGATATCTATTATGCCGTTTACTACATCTTTTAGCCCTGTAGCTAGGATCTTAGCTACGTCCCCAATTTGAAGTAAAAACGGCCCAACAAATTTTATAGCTTCTACCAATCCAGTACCCAAATACATTATCAGGTCTTTTACTATTGGTACTAGACCCATTAAAACAGGGCCAACTACTTCAAGGGCTTTAGTTAGTACAGTACCTATCACTTTTCCGAGTTCAGCAATTACCGGGCCTAATACCTGTATTATAGGGGTTAATGCCTTTAAAGTGTCGACAACTGCTTCTTTAATAATACGGCCTATATCTACTAAGACTGGCCCTATCACTTTAGCTAAACCTATAATTATAGGCCCGATTTTCTCTATAGCAGTTACTAGCACTGTACCTATAATACGTGCAAGCTCCAACAGTACCGGTCCTGCTATCTTAATAGCTGTTCCAATCGCGGTCCCTACTGCTACTATCATGTTAGGTATTTCTTTAATTGCAGCTTTCAGTACATCTCCGAGTACGTCAGCCAAGCGTACAAAAAACGGCATCGCGGCTGCAATCGCAGGAGCGGCTATTCTTAGTGCTAACGCGACGCCGTTTATAGCAAGCACCACTAGACCTAAGCCAATTGCTACTTGAGGGTTAGCTAGACTACCTAAACTTTTAAATAACGCGCTAAAACCGACACTCATACCTTCCAGGAAGAGCCCAAAGTTTTTTCCAAAACTCGCTAGAGTTGATCCAAAGTTACTACTACTACTGGTTGTAGATGTGGCAGATTTATTAGTAGACTTGGTTTCAGCTGTTTCTTTTTTAGTAGATTTTAACGAGGATAAAGCCCCAATTATTACCCCCTGCAAGGCCGTTAACACCGGAGACTTAATTTCGACCACTGCAACCGGTTGTACTGGTATTTCTTTTAAAGCAGCCTCAGCCGCGGCCGCTCCCTCTAACCCTGTAACTGCTGGCGCTGTAGCGCTACGGGCAGTTAGATTTTTAGTTAAATCGTCTGTTAACTTTTTTTGATTTCTTTCAGTATCAGTGTCTTCTACCTTTTTACGGTCTTTATATCTTTTATCTTCTTCTTTTTCTACTACATCCTTATTAAATTTTTTGTAAGTTTCAATTAAGGTAGCTTGAAGGTTAGGGCCAACCGCTTTGTTTAAGCTTTCTAGAGTGACCCGGTTTAAAGTGAGCTCATTAACAACCTTGTTAGATGAGCTCGTTATAGCAGCTATTGCATTACCTAAAAGCTTAGGTTGTTCTTTAGTTAAAGATAGCATTTGCTCTAACCACGCCGGGGGTATAGAAGATCCTTCTCTGGGCTTGTTTAAAGCACCTAACAGGGAGGATATAAATCCTGGATCTTTACTACTATCTTCTGGCATATTTAATACTTAGGTACCGATGGTACTTTAAGTATTATTAACTACCAACAAACAGAGATGTATCTATAGTCAGGATTAAATCAGTAGAAACATCGTTAGTAACTGGGTCAGTACCGGTTACTGTTAATATATCCTTCTGAATACTAACATACTTTTCCATGTATTTTAATACCCCCTTCACTGCAGTTGTCGGTAGTTTTTCTAAAATAGCATGGCGCTTTGTAAATGGTAATTGCTTGTAATCAATCTGCTGCTCTTGATTGTTATGAAACACAGTAATACTTTTAATAAACTTTGATACTTCACCGATAAAAGCATCTCCGATAGTGTCAGTAAGCTGAGTGCTTGCAATTTGCTGGTCGTTTAGCGTTTTTTCCCGTAACTGCTTTTCAAGGTTGTATTGCTCCACAAGCAAAGGCGCACCGACTACAACAGTAAATTGAGCATCTGTAACACTTTCCGGTTGGGGGGTCTGCACCAATTTGAGCTTGTCTACCACAGATTGTAAGTTTACAGTATATGTGCTGCTACCTTGAGTGACTTTGAACACAGGCCCGCTAGTGGCCATTCTTATTTGAAGCGCGATTGCTATACTATCAATTGTTGTTAGCGCCGGTACAATATCTTTTTCAATACAATTTTCTTGTATAAGGTTATATAAAGCTATGGTAAAACGAGTTTGAAAAATTGGATTATCTACAGCAGCCTTAAGAATAGTCTTTTGTTGGCCGGTATTAGTATTCTTAAATTTTACCTCTCTATTTAAACTCGGTACGAAAACAGGTATAGTAACCTCTTTGTTAATTGCATCTAATACTGAAATAATGTCGTTAAAATTACTACTCATTGTATATTAACTTACTTAAAAATTGTGGTTATCCAGAAAACTCGCTCGGTGTTTCGAATCCGGAAAGTTCACGACCATTAAATCCAGGACCGCTTTCTCTACTCTTTAACATACTACTTTGATCCTCAGTCTCTTTTTGATGCTGCTGTATAAAATACGTCCAATAAAGAAGCTGTTCAGCTGGCGTAATGCTATCCGAATACTCGGGGGTAAAATTAGCTTTAGTAATTAAATTGTAGTTAATTTTATACAGGTTGTTTAGATCATCGTTAAATAACAACTTGCAAAATTCCATTAAAATCTTTGTATCTGTTGATACCGGCAAATCGACCACGGCAACGTCTGCAAAAGGCGATAGAATTGTTAATAGTTTTATTTGAGATAATTCCTCTTCTATTTCTACCACGGAACAAAATATTTTAGAAGTAACTACTAACGGTAACTTTTCTATAATTTCTAATCGGTCTTTAAACTGTAATTGGTTAAAGTCTATGTGTTTGTCGTTAACTGTTATAGAATCTATGCAGGATGCAAGTTGGTTAGAAAAAGCCTTTTCAGGAGTCATTTCTATAAAATTTAATTCATCCTTAGATTTTACTATACTGTGAGTAACGCTTATACCCTCATGAGTAATAGTGCGAACGTAGTTTATGTTGCGTAACTTAGTAATTAAATCCTCAAGCCGTATTTCATGTTCAAATTCTCTATTAGTAACTGGGCAAGTAGCTTTTAATTTAAGATCTGAACTTATACAGATCGAGCGAACATTAAGCAGTAGTATAATCTTATCAACAACATTGAGTCCTTCTTGTAATATCCCAGGGGAAACGTGTTCAACAACATAAAACATATGTTGTATAAAAGACTCGTTATCGTCGTTATAAAGGGATTTAACTAAGTCTCTATATAACTTAGATGTGATTTCATTTGCCCACACTTTACGGTTAAATCCGGGTAGAATGACTCCGTATGTGAATCCCATTTTTATTAATTACCTTAACCCTTGAGGAAATCGATACCCGATTTAAAATGTGGGTTTTTTAATAGAGTTTAGTAATGAATTATTTCCAGCTTTAAAAGGTATACTATTAAAAGGGGCTCTTAACTTATTCAATGCATTCTTCGCAAGAGTGTTAGCTTTAGAGACTGATGCAAATTTACTAATGGCGCTAGCATTACCACCTACACCGGCCATACTACTAACACTAAAGGTGTTAAACGCAAACGTTACTTTTTCAATTCTAATTTCATTTTTGCCGTAACTGTAATCCGTTTCCCCTATTTGTACTGGTGCGCAACCTTTAAACTTAAATACCTTTCTAATTTGGTTATTATTGTTTTTGTCGTATAAAATACCTGTTATATCTGCTTTTACGTTTTGTTCAGAATTTTTAGTACGAGCAATTAAACCGTAGTGGCCCACTAAAGCAATCCATGGCCGAATAACAAAGTCTAAAAACGAGCTGTTAGTTTCAAGTATACCTAAAGACATTTGCTGGTATTGGCCTCGCTCTTTAGAAACCATGCCAGTAAGTAGACCCCCAGATGGGCCAGCTAGCGCGCCGCTTATTCTTTCAGCAGCTACAGACTCTCCTGGTACAGAAAATCCCTGGGTAAATAAACAAACCTGGCCCCCTAAAGAGGTATGCTGAGAAGACTTTATAGTATTGACTAGTACATCTCTAGTGTCATCAATATTCCATTCGTTTTCGTACCCCACAGGAAATTTAGGTACATTACCCGTACTACCACCTAGGACTCCAGGTAATGCATCAAACGCTACAAGAAAATTAGACTCTAAAGGTATGCTGGTGTTAGGGTCTGATAAAAAATTTACAAACGTTTGCACATCAGAACCGCCCCCGTTAGCTGATTGCGCTGCCTTTGGGCCTATAGTCTCCATGCGTTATTATCTCCCAAATAGCTTTTTAGTTAAACTATTAATAGCTTTATTAGCAACTTTATTTGCTACATTACCTAATATGTTACCGGCTAGATTACCGAGTAAACTACCAAATACATTCTTTCTACCTAAAGATACCCCAGCGGGGCCTACTGTCCAATATTGATACGCAACTGCGGCCCCTACTTCTTGTATGCCGCCGTTTTTAGTTAAGTCGTATCCGGTTTCATCTAGCTTGACAAGAAATGCCCCGCGTAGGGTATAATCTCTTATTGGATTTAAATTATCATCAATTAAGGTGAGGGTAATAATGTTATCATCTAGACCCCGGGGTTCTAGATTACCTGCAGACTCTTCTTCATTAAAAGTACCACTCATTGAACGCTCAAGTAGATCTCTTAATCTATAGTCTTGTGTACAATAAAACTTTACGGCCCAGGCGGCATTTTCAAACTTTACTGTGCCTGGTATTTGAAAGTCTAGGCCCATAAAAGGAGCTTGAACTGTTGAAATGCTTTTACCGGGAAGATTAGCAGTCTTTAAAAACACCAAATCATCAGGTCCAAGGGATATACCATTAACGTTAAACGCAGTAATTCTAAATTGAAAGTCCCGGGCAAACCCTCTTTGTGTTGCGTTTGCGTAAAAGTCTGAAATGTTTTGGCCGTTAATAGCTCCCATATTATTATTTATGCTAAGGATTCAGATATTACGTAAGTGAATGCTAGATTTACTGGTATAGTAGCTATAGTGCCCACGTCAGATAGGTCGTAAGACATAGCTCCCACCCCAGTAGGATAAGCTCCTTTTAAAGTGTATTTGCGGGTTTCAATTAATTGAGAACTGTTGTTTCCAGAATCTGCCGTCTTCAATAGCGATAGTAATACATCACATGAAGCCCAGTTAGCCGACGTTGTTGTCGTGTGCTCGTTATATGTTGCAACCGACCACCTTTCCAGCATGTCTCTAAGTACATAGTCTTTATCGCAAGAGAAGTTAACTGTCCAGCCACCTGCTTCTGGGTAGCTCACGGTCATAGGCACATTATAATTAAACCCCTTGAAGTTTACTGTGGTAGTAGATATATTACGGGAAGGTATTGTTCCGTCCTTTAGATATAAAAACAAATTACCACTACCAGCTGAGATATCGTTGTTAATAGGATTAAAAACCTCATTAGTAATCTGAGTGATTCTAAACATGTTCTTACGAGCGAAACCTTTAGAAGTCGCTGTTTTATAAAAATCCATTATACCCATTCCAGCCATATTAATACTTAATGTCTGTACATAAAAAAAAGCCCTGTTTTGCAACAGGGCTTAAATTTAAACCTAACTTAAACGTGTCTCCAGAACTGATAAGCTAATTTAGCAGTAAAGTCTAAAGGCTTGCCTGCACCAGCGTTATCATAACCTGTAACGGCGCCAATGTTTACAACATAAACCCCGAATAATTTATAAGTGTTTAAAACGTTTTGGCTTTCGTCAACTAGATCGAGCTGTATAACTTTATCTCTACCACGTAAAGATAAGTCACCGGTGCTGGTCTCATCGTTAAACACTTTATTGATTTGCCAATCTTCAAATTTCTTACGGATGGTACCATTTAAGTCGTTGTAGAACTTAACTTCCCAGCCTTCTGAGCCGGGATAGGTTACGGTACCAGGCATATTAAACTTCAGACCCATATAAGTGGCGTTCTGATTTTCAATTTGACGATCAGGTAATGTCTTGGTGGTGATATAAACGAAGTCGTCTTCGTTGAATGTGTCTTCGCCAATAGCGCGAACACGCATCATAAAATCACGTGCGAATCCGCGTTGTTGTGCTACTCTGTAGAAGTCTTGTATTGTCTGTGACATAGTTATTATTATTTAGGATTAGCCTTGTAAGAGCTCGTTGAAGTTTTGTGAGGTCTTAGTTGCGTAGAAGTTTACCAAGATAAACTCTGCGGTACGAACCGGCTTGATATAAATGTCAATTACTAGGGTGTTGTCATCGACAACGTCAGCAGTGTTGTTAGTATCATTGCACACAATTAAGTAGTCGAAGAGCCCTTGGGTATTACGAGCAAGCTCGAACACCGGGGACAATGTATTAATTACTCTACTACGAGTGAATGTAGTATTTGGCTCGAATACAAAATACTTCATAGTTTGAAGTGCGGTCTTTTCAAGATAAAGGAATAGACGGCGCACGTTAATACGGTCAAATGCACTTGGAGCCTTTAGAAGAGTCTTTTGACCCATTACTGAGTAACCATCGTTAGGAGAGAATACTACAGGGTTTAAAGATACTTTGTAAAGTAAGTCGCGTTGTTTTTGTTGTGGGTTAATACCAAGGTCATTAAGACCGTTAATATTGCCACGATTTAGACCTGCTGCAGCTGTCCAAGGGTAGTTGTTTGCATCACTACTGGTTATCATTGCTGCAGCAAAGCCAGAGAATGGTAACCACACATTTTGGGAGGTGAAGATGTCTTGAGCACGGGCCCAATTTGCATAAGATACTGCATAACTAGAGTTAAATGCGCTATATAAGTTGCGTAGCGGCCAGTAAACGTTTTGTGAGAAGTTTTTAGTCTTGTCATCAAGAGTCTTAAAGTTTTGACCTGTTACAAACACATGACGTAATGGGTCGGAGATAAAGATATGGTCTCTACGACGAGAACGTGCAAACGTTTCAAATTGGTTTGTAATAGCGGTCCAACTTGCTGTTAAATCGTTGCTTACTGGGTTGCCGGTTTGGCTGTATAGCTGCTGTAGTTGAGTTGTTAAAGCAGTAGACATTGCTGTGTCATCGTACTCAGCTGCACTTAATACTGTGGTAGCTGCAGCGATAGTTGAAAGACCAGCATCAAGAGTGATGTCGATTGCAACTGTGTCGGTGTTTTCTGCAAGGTTAAGAACGTAGTCTAGTTTGCTGCCAACGTTACCGATAACTTTTGCGTTGTTAAGTGGTAAACTATCAGAGTATGTACCTAAAGCGTATAGCTTATTAGCTGGCTGGAAAGTACTGTTCTTTACCCCTAGGTAAGCAGAAGCTGCTGTATAGAATGTATAATCTGGATCAGAAGCTGTCGCTGCTGCAATTTCTGCATCAGTGTTAGTCTTGTAGATTCTTACTCTCTTAGTTGAGTTGCCGTTGTTGTCAAGCCAGTTTGTATAATCAGAAATATTTGGGTTAACAAGTACTTCAAGGTTATTAGAATTATCGTTAGCAACAGTCTTCAAAAAGAACGATAGTGGTTGACCACCGAGCGGGTCTTGAATCTTACGGTTAGCGTAAAGAGAACCAGTATAGCCTTCTTGTAATACATATTGTAATGTAGTTACTGTTGGAGAGAATGGAGAAGGGCGTACTTTGAATAAAGACATAACGATTGAATCGCTATATCCAGAAGCTGCAATATTGAAAGTTGGAACACTTTCAATGTCCCGGGACATACTGTCGATGTTTGCTGTGTAAGTTGCACTTAATGCAAAACCTACTCGAGAATTTGGAACTGTAATGTAACTTGTGTTAGAAGCAGCGGTGTTGTTAGCAAAGTAAGAACTACCGATGGACTTAATTTGAACTGCACCATCAAAATCGGTTGCAGGATTGTTACTGTAGCCGTCCCCTAAATTGAGGTAATAACCTTCGAACTTTTCGTTAATAGTTGTCTTTGCTTTATTGAGAACAACCATACCAGCTGCACTAAGAGATTGTACTACCCCAGCACCGGAAAGAAGGAACGCACTTGTACCGACATTACCAGTTGTAGTAGCCCAGTTAAGACCGTTTTGGGTAATTGAATTATATTGATCTTCAGTAAGGGCAACAAGCGCTGGCTCGCCGAAGTAGTAGCCTTGAGCTGAACTTAATGGAACTGTACTTGCAAGAGCTGCAGCGGAGGCCGGGTATGTTGCTGTGTCAGTAGGAATTGCAACAACAGGAAATGCAAGAGCACTATAGTTACTTGCTGTACCTTCTCCGGTACCGGAACCGTATGGAAGACGAGATGCCTTAATAGTAGGATTGCTACCTGCAGTAAAGAGCTGTCTTACTGAATAGTAGAAATAACGTTCAGCAGCATTGGTTGGAGTTCCATATACGGTTTCGAAATCACTTAAAGAAGCGAGTTCAACGATTTCGTATGTTGGTCCTTGCGGAGCAAAGCCGGTTACTAATACATTAGTACCGACTGGTGTTACTGCTCTTGTAGAAAGGTCGATTTCACGAATTTCTACACCCGGAGATTGGATTGTACGTAGTGATGCCATATAGTTAAGATTTCTTACTATTACTTATGCAAACTCCAACTCAAAACTTAAACTTTATTAAAGTAATTGAGCCTGTAACTGACCAAACGCAAAGGTAAAAGACGACTCTATTTGTTCGGGGGTTTGATAGTTATACGCTATTTCTCCTAAACTTGTAATAAATGCGTTAGTATAATCCCACTGTATTTTTTTATTGTTATACTCGTCTAATCCGTACACTGTAATATTGGTTTGGTAATTAGCAAGATTGGTGAATGTATCAGGGGAACTTAGCTTGTTATAATTATAAACTCCCTCTTTACTATTGTTAATAACATCTAACCAATACCATAGTAACCACCAATTACTAAATTCATTATCAACTGTAAAATTTACTGTAACTGCTTCGTAAGACGTTCTGTTATAGCTTGTTACTTTCGTGGTTTGGCCAGAAAAAGCTAATTCTACTTCTGATATTGTTGATTTAGGAACTACAGTACCGTGTATAGAGTACTGTAATGAATCCAGATTAATATACTTAGAAGCTCGATCGTTTTGATCTGTCTTGTTAGCTCTCTTAAGTATAGGCGGCAAGTTCAAGACAAGTAAAAACTTGTCTTTTCTATTTTTATTGAGAATAGATTGCTGTACCGCTGTCATTCATTATTACTTACGGAAGTGTTTGTTAGTAGTAATATAGAATGATTCAACACTTTCTGCTATACCAAACGAACCAGTGTGTGCTGCTCGAGTTGGTTTTACTGCAGGGGCAGTAGAAGTACCCGCTTTTGGTGGAGCTGCTTTAGCTGCTGGAGCTGCTTTAGTGGTCGCTTTTAGCGGAGCTGCTTTAGCTGCTGGAGCTGCTTTAGCTGCTGGAGCTGCTTTAGTGGTCGCTTTTAGTTCGGTAAGCTTTTTAATAGCGTAATCTATAACTAGCTGACGATCTCTAGTTTGAACTTTTTGTATTTGTGCGGCGACCCCATCTACAGCTTTTTCTGCATCTCCTTTATTAACTTGTCCATCGGTGGCTGGCGCAACCGCTTGCGAAGCTGTGGGTCCTGTTGTCCCTTTTGCAGCAGTATAACCTTGCTTAGTGCCTTGCGCAAAAGATTTACCAACACCAAGCACACCACCTGCTAAGCCACCAGCTAATTGACCCGCCCCTTTAGCAGCCCCGCCGATGCCTTTACCTACAGCTGAAGCAGCTTTACCAGCATATTTCTTAATACCTTTACCAAGCTTACTAAAAAAACCACCCTTAGCTTCTGAAAGAACTGCTAAGTCTGCTTCTTCTAATGAAGCGTTCTTAGCAAATGTTTCGAATGCTAAACAAAATTGTTCGTCTTTACTCTCATCTAAATGTGATAAGACTTTTTCCATTGCAAGCACCGCAACTCTTACATCGCTATCTTGCTCGGTTAAGTTTTCTTTAATTAAACTTGAACGATTTGTGATTGCATGTTCGAACGCAACAATGACGTCTTCACTAATTTGAGATAGCTCTTGAAAAGCTTCTAGTAACTGGCTTGGGGTTTGAGCTACAATAAGCGCTTCATCAGAACGCTGTGCTTGTACTGCATCGTATTTTTCGGCTAATAGTTTTAAGCTTTTCATATTAATATTATCTATACTTATGTAGGTAAAACATGTTTGTGAGAGGATTAAACCCTATTTTTAAATCCCCCGTACTGAGACTACTCTCGGTCCCGCTTCTAAGCTTATTTACATCTAAATTATGCTTTTGTATAATTTGCTGTGCTTCAGCACCAGATATAGGGGACTTATTACCAATAGTGGTTTGTTTTTTATGCTTATGTTCTTTATTAGTATCGGTAGCCTTCTTCTTATGCATATCAGCTACTATACCAATAGACTTGGTTGGGTCAGCATTTCCAAGCTTGTTCATACCCGCAGTAAGAGATTGGTGACGAGGCCCTCTTTTTTGAGCTACATTTACAAAGTTCTTAAAAGATGCTATTTCATGTAACTGTACACTATCTAAAGACAATGCTGCATCTTTTTTACCAAGTATACCTTTCATAAAACGCTCTATGTCCCCGGAGCGTCTTAATTCTTTAAACGCGAGATTCTCTGGGGAAAATTCTCCGCCCTTTTCTAAGGCAGCTTTGCGTAAGTCCATAAACTTTTCTTTAGCCTTATCTGCGCATTCCACATCGCAATCTGGGCTTAAAGCAAAGTCTATAATATGTAACATTGCTTGTTTCTTTTTGTTAACAAGCTCGGTATCAATATCTTCTAACCCGGTAACCGGTTTTGGTTCTGTTACCCAAGTGTCGTCTTTAATAGAATATACCCCGGTAGAATGATGCTTCTCGGACATGTCCTGTATGTATACTTCTACATCATAGCCCTTTATAGTTATTTCCCGGGTAGTATTCCAAATGGTTTTCTTTACATTAAAGTAGTCTTTAAGTAATTCTTTTTCAATTCCGTAATCGCTATAATCGGTAATTATATGAAGATCAAAATCACTGAATCTGGTATAATTATAATTTGCTAATGAACCAGTTAAAGTAATGTCTAAAACATCCACATCAAGCTCAATAGAGTCTAAAAACGCTTGCGCTATTTCCAAAAGCTTGTCTTTTATCTCTGGTCTTAATTTATTATCTTCCCACACAGCCGGATTCAGCTGGTCGTGGTATTCGTACGTTAAACTAGAACCGGTCAATGCCATAGAGTACAATACTTACTCTATGGCCGGAGTAAACAATTAAAATCTGTAACTTAAACTAAGAATTCCGTTTCCTAATTTATACAATACTTTATGTATTATGCGTTTAATATATATTATAGGTTTGGTATGGAAAAAGAAACGATTACTCCATTTATTCTTCTCGGTTGCTATCCTGTCAGTAAACTCTTTCCATTGAGCTAATCTGACAGAATTATCTTCTTTACGAAACTCTACCAATTCTGTATTAGTAACTTTACCATCTGTAAATGTCACTTCATACTCAACCCAGCAATCCCATTTATCTAAAACATTTTGCCGGCAATCATACATTCGAATTTTACCGTGGTGTTTAGTATCTACTAAGTATAGACCAGAGTATTCCATATGTCCAAAAGAGCCCCACCGGCCTTTTTCTTTCGTATTAGGCTCAATCCATTTTGACTCTTTATACTTTTTTTCTAAAAGTACCCCGCCCTGTAAAACATAAACAGCCATACAGTTGCTTAGGTCTTTAGTTTGAAAGTCCCAGGTACGTGCACTAAGGCCTAATGACGCCATTTCAGCGTTAAAAGGCATTTCATCGCTGCATTCAATTGTGTCAAACATTCCCATTTGTCTAATAGTTTATAGTATTTACTCTATTAATCAACTAAAGAAATAACTCATTAAACCGGGATACAATTAAAGCATGCTATTATTTTACAGGTAATTAGACAATAAAAAACCCCGTCTTATTAAGGACGGGGTTTGAAGTTTTAAGCTAGGCTAGTATTACGATAGACCTGCGCCGGATATTACGAATGTATTAGACCCTACACAAAGCACTCTACCATTCCGAAAGTATCGAGCACGGATGCTACGTACTTGGATGGGAATAGTACACCCTTTTCAATAGAGTGCTTGAGAGCTTTCTTAATAAGCTCTAACTGTTTTTCGGTTACTTCAAATGAATCTACTACCCCATCAAGTTCTTCTTTAGTCTTGATTGGAGTACCTTCTGGGAATACATCATTTAAGAGTTTACCTCCCATATAGATATCGTTAACGGTAACGGCCCAACCAGCTGCACCTACTACTTCTCTAACAAGAAATAGTTCACCGAGTTTTAAGTTTAGAGTTTTGTTTGCCATAGTACTATATTTTATAGAGTGTTACGGTTAAATCAAGGGTTTATTTAGATTCTTCACCGCGAAATGCCCCACGAGTGGAGCAAACGTCGATGAGCTGAACGACGGCAGCGATGTCGTTGATGTCGATGGTGGGTTTTGGTTGTTCGGTGTTCATGTGTTTTAGTTGGATTCGATGATAGGCTTTAGCGGCTCGACGATGACCTTGCCGTTGTCATCTGTCCAGTCGGTTTCCATCATGTGCGGATCTTGGCGTTCGCCGATGACCATCCAAGAAATCTCGTCGGTGCAATCGGCGTCCTTGGCTTCGATGGTGAGGATATTGCCCACGACTTTGCCGCGAACTGCCGTCCAGCCCGTCTCGTTGGTTGTGAAACATTGCACGTCGCGACACAGCACTTCAAACGTGCCCTCGGTCATCGTAGCGGCGGTGTCGATGTTCACCGAGGCTTTGCCGTCAACCAGCACAACCTTGCCACGATAGATGAGGTCAGCTTGTGGGCCTTCGATAAAGCTGTGAACGAGTTGGTGCGTGGCCGATTTCTCCGGCAACGGATGTTCAATGCGGAACGAGCCGGAGCCTTTGGAGAGTGCGCCTGTGCAGGACAACGCGCCGCTGACGGCTAGGCCGGTGTTGCTTCCCACTGCAAATCCATAGGTTGCTGATCCGTCGCTATTAGCCACTACAAAGGTCATCGTCCCATTCGTGCTAGTATTTGGTCCAAGCGCCCAAAGCTGGGAATCACCCGTGCCGTTGTTACGAATCATCAGGCTGTTCGCAGCGTAAGGCAGGCCAGCACCGCTAAACGACGCTGCGGAGGTTGTGCTTAACGTGCCAGTGCTCGACAACGCGCCAGTGACGGCTAGGCCGGTGGAGGACAGCCGCAACCTTTCTGCGTAGCTGGAGCCGCTGTATAGGTTCCAGAAAAACTCAGCATAGCCGGAAGCATTTTGGACGGTACCAAACAACCCTTCATGCACGCCACCGGAGCCTGAAAACCGAATAGCAGCAAAAGCATTGGTAGCGTTTCCGGTGCCAAGCCACAACCTGTGATTGGCGTTGTAGGAACCTGCTTGGTATGCCGTCGTGTCAACACCGGCATTGCTTCCTAGTAACGTCCCAGACACGCCGCCTCCACCAAAAATGCCATTTCCCGTCGCGGTCAACGCGCCGGAAACAGCAAATCCAGCAGAATTGAACGTGTGCCCTAAGAGGCCCGCAAAAACGTCGATATGATTGGCCTTTGTTGCGTGCGTCGGTCCGTAAATGGTAAAGCCCGCAGCTCCATTTGAGTTGTAAATTGACGAAGAGCCGGTCGAAGTTCCACCCAGTATGTTTGAGTTTGCCGCGCTTAGGGTTAAGTTTCCCGTCGCGCTCAGCGCGCCGGTGACGGCGAGGCCGGTAGAGGAGACTACGGCAATGTCCTGCACGCCACTTGCGCCTAATCTCAATGAAGTGTTGCCGGTGGTTGCGGAAGCGTAAAGCGATACGGCACCAATGGCATTATTTACGCGAACAAAAAGCCCTCGATTATTAACTCCATCCAAGTATCGCATCACGGTTGATGCTTGGTCATCTGCCGATTGAAGGAAAGTGATGCCGTTTGTGCTGCTCAACGCGCCGGTGACGGCTAGGCCGGTGGAGGACGCGGAGGTGATAACCACGCCGTTAACCATGTCTTGAATCACCCGTCCGCTAGGCGCATATCGAAACAGTGCATAGGCGGTTGCGCCAAAAGCCGAGCCCGCTGAATTTTCTAGCCCAGTGTAGTAAGTTCCGCCCGAGCTTCCAAACTGTTGGTATAATTGGCCGGTCGTGGCGGAACTCGCGTTGAAGGCAAGACCGGCAGTGACGGTTGAGGTAATTGCTCCCGTCGCGTTCAACGACCCCTGTACCAAGGTCGATGCATTTACGGTTACTGACATCCCATCATCTTGAATTAAACTATTACCTAAAGAACTAGCACCCGTAAAACGCGGTATGTAACCAGAAGTACCAGTACCGGCAAAAGCACCACTG